ATCGGCTTTAGCTATCCGCAACTTGTGGTTGCAGTTGGACTCCGGTTCGACGAGCGATTACTGCGGATCCGTCCCGGATCACTTTACCATTATGATCCCGGGTACAAAGCGCATATGGGAGCATTGAGCTCCCTGCGCAAGAAGAATCAACATACGTGCTATATGTGCGTTTGAGATAGAATTTCAGCTTAGACATGGACATTGCCTTAGAACCCTCCTTGAGGGCCCTTTTAAGGAATGTGTATCTATCAGCAGAAATTGTTTTGAATACTGTATTTACACGTAAGTTGAATGAAGAAGAAGTCTTATCTCTCATGAAATCCATTGCCGCCATACGCGTGACTGACTCCTCGACGAAGTCGAGGACAGCAGAATACCGCACTTTGGTTTTACACGGTCCGATTGGCTGGCTGCGTTGCTCAATATGAACGCGTTCCAGCGCCCAATGGATAGATGAGGAGATATGAAACGGAAGCACAGTCCTCTGTAGGCTCTTCTTTGCTTCGGCGATCCTCTTTGTAACCTCGTAATCATTAACGATGAGCGAGCGACCCGCAAAAGGATCATTCTGACCGACCGCGAGGTTTCTAAACATCCCGGCAGCAACAAGACGATCTCCCTTTGTGACATGTTCCTTACCTAGTCCTAGTCCATATAGATAGGTAGGCGCAAACATGTTCACCTTGTATTTCGTTGCTGCGGATGCCACACCTTTCAACTGGTTAGCAAGCAAGAAGTTCAGAGCCCTACGACGAACCCATTCACGCCCTACGCCCAGGTCATTCTGCGCACCTACAAGAACATCGGTCCAATTTTGTTTCTCTGTAGAGCTGCCCGTCACCTGCGATAGCTTTATTGTCGGCACATGCACAATAGCGCGTTCGGTAGTATATTCCTGGAACTGCTTTAAGTCTCTAGCATCGAGGTGTAAATACCTCTTCCGCTCAGCAATGCGATAGAACTGTCCACAGAACACGAAACCTTGCCCCGATACGTCGGTTTTAGTGTAGTTAACTACCATTCCTGTAAGTCCCGCGCGGAATTTGTATGCACGATAATCATCCTCTGTACCAAGGAACGCAGCATCGTCACCAAATGCCACACGTCTGCGACTCTTAGTGCCTGCAAGGCACCAGAGATTGGCAAGACAAAGGATCGCAAAACTCACCGGCATGCCCATATGGGTGCCGCTCGAGCTTTTTACGCGAGTACCATCCGGTTTGATGATCCACACATTCCTGTAGGAAGATTGCACAAGAGCAAGTTGTTCTGGGGTCCATTTAAGCACCTTGGATAGACCCAATACTACGGCATCGACCCAATTGTGGTTCAAATTATTCGTTGCTTCCGCCATGTCAATAGACACGATCATCTGATCCTTCCCAATCATGAATCGACCCTTGTTAAACTGCCGACACACGAGCTGTGGGTCACTTGTGAACGCTCCCCGAAGTTGAGGGATTCTCTTCAACACTCTGATGCACTGGTCGCCGATAGGTGATAGGGCCCCTATTAATGCTGCTTGCGTTTTTCCAGCAACACGTATTTTCCCGCCTTTCTCCGGCAGTGCCATTATTTTAAGAGTAGGTTGAAGATTTTCCAATTCGCTTTTGAGCATCTCGTCCCATTGTTCCCGACGAGTTTCCACAGTGGCTTTGTTCAGATCGTAAGTTTCCATAACTGACGGGTACTTCCAGTCCTTATGTGCAATGGGGGGCACCCCCAGCATCGCCATCGCTGTATTTAGCTTGTCGACCGCGGCCCTCTTTTGGTCATTAATCCGCATCAGCATACGTTCTCTTAAGAATGCATACGCACCTCCTAATGCAGCGCTTCTCTCTAAGCAAGCGCCGTTAGCAGAACGGTCCATCATCCCTATGTGTTCTCCTCGTACATGCGGGCCAAGCACATCTTGTACCCACTCGGAAACGTCATGCAGAATACGAGGGTCAATGTTTCTTGACGGTCGGGTTAGGTTGTCTAACGTCTTTTTGATAGCCTCCTTCTTCATTTTCTTCGAATCATTCGCCGGAAGACCCCGCTTTGCGGTTGCCCAAATGCTCCGCGCCTCCCAACTTTTCAAAGCTGCACGATAAGTCCCACAAAAATATCGTGAGAGTTTCCCGTACATGGGTTTACCTTGAACTAGTGAGGTATGAAACATATGGCAGATGCGTCCGAACCAATCCGTGACCCCTCGTTGACCGCGTTCTGTATTCATAATGAACGCCTGGAATAAACGAGCAATACCTGCACATGCTAACTTTTCCGCAGGTTTGCGCAAATCGAACACGGTAGTTTTGAGTGTTAAAGCAACTAAAAGGCGGATCGCCTTATAGGTCTTCGTTACCCAGAATGATTCAAGATTCTTCTTTTTACTAATAATACTCTTTAGTCTTTGAGCGATCTGTTCAAAGGCGACCATTTTCTTACCTCGAGCGAGACCCAAGCGGTTTCTGATCTCCGGGTGAGAAAGGAATGGTATAAGAGAAAAGAGTGTTGTCGGTAGAGAACAGAAATGCCAGTTGACCGGTTCCCTTAGGGGGACTATCTTAGACCTGTATTTGGGTACTTCAGGACAGTTTGGAGGCTTGGTAACTTCGGTTACTGGGTTAGGGCGTGTGCCCCTCTTTATCATCTTGTTGTGTTCAACATGCGGTCGGAAGACTGGTTCTATGTTCTCTGTCTTCGGACGAATGATGCGAGCCTGCCGTGGATTCGGTGGCCCATCAGCTGAAACTTTGGTTCCAACCGGTACGCGCGACATTGCCCCTGGGGGGATTATCGTGTTTTTACCTACGTACTGAAGGTATTCAGAATTGTGAAAATTGGCCGCTTCTGCAAATTGTGGTCGCATCATGTTTTTGAGGAGTTGTAATTGTGCACCGCACTCCTCGAAACCGAATAGACTGACTTGTCCGCATACTGTGATCACGAGATTTTTGACCTTTACGTAATCGTTCTTGTACAGATGTTTAAGTCGACGTACTGTCGCTTCATCTGTTTGATGGTCATTGTCCCCGTAGTGGTCACGGAAGTCATAGGTCAGCCTGTTAAACTCATTTTCGTCCGAGAAACTGACTGCCTTTAATTTGCTCAGTGATTCATCACGAGCATTCTGAAGGAGCAACTCTACCTGCTTTGGTTCTATCGTAGCCATTGCCCC